GTCCAGGGTGTGGTAAGACCACAAAAATATTAGAAATTTTGTCAGATAATATTAAAAGAGGCTTACAAGTAGATCAAGCTTTATTGATTGGTTTTGCTAGAGCAACTGTGCAAACTTTACAAAAAAGAGCTGTAGAAGAAAATAAATTGACAGCAAAACAAGCTGAATCAATTACAACTATTCACAAGTATTGTTATGACAGAATTGGTAAACCCGAAGTATTAAATTCAAGTGCTAAAACATCTTTCAGGAAAAAAATACAAACTGACCCTGATAACTGGATTATGTTGGACGACGAAAACTATAATACATATGATGAAGAACCTGCGGCATGGACCGAAAAGGAAGATAAAAAATTAGCCGTTTATCATGACATAATTAGTAAAGCTCAACATAATCATGGTTATGACAAGAAAGGTTCTCATTTAAGATTTAGAAAAAACAGGAAATACGAAGGAAAAGATGATTTAGAAAAAGTATTAAATTTTTTCGGAGAAAGTGAAAATGATAAATGGAAAAATGTTCTTACACCGCAATTAGTTTATTTTTATAGTAATTTTTATAAATTTAAAAATCAAAATGGTTTTGTTGATTTTGACGATATGTTATTAAAATCTTTACAACCAACCATAGAATTTCCTTCCTATAAACTTGTATTAATTGATGAAGTGCAAGATCTTTCTTTTTTAGAATGGCAGGTTATTTCCAAAATAGGTAAAAAAACTGAAGAGTTATATTTAGTAGGAGATGATGACCAAGCAATATATGGTTGGAAAGGTTCTGATGTAGAAATTTTTCAAAAATGGCCTTGTAAAAAAGAAAATGTTAAACGCCTTAAAACATCCTTCAGATTACCGGGGAAAATATACGATTTTGCTCTAAATATTAGAGAAGATATAAAATATAGGATGGGTAATGAATTTAACTGCGAAAAAAGAATAGATATAAAAATTAAAAACGAAGGATCAATTGATTATATTTATGATATGTCAGAACTGGACGAAGAAATAGACGTTGATTCAGATGTTATATTCTGTGCAAGAATAAATAAATTTTGTCAAAACTATGCTTATTTTTTAAAAGACAAAGGTTTAATTTTTAAAGAAAAAGCTAAAACTCCAGGTGATAGGGGTAGACTAATAAGCTCTTTCCCAAAGGGAGATAGAAAAGTAATAGAATCATGGAATACCTTACAAGAAGGCCATTCGATTAAAGGGACAGATTATGTTCAAATGGTTAAATCTTTAAGTGCAAAATTTATTTCAGAAAGGAAAAAAACAGCTTTAATAAATAAAAATACTGCGCCACCAGAGTTATATGACACTAATAATTTATATTCTTATGTAGATTTTAAAACAAAATATTATTTGAATGCAGATATAAATAAATTATGGCATGAAATTTTTTATTTTAACACATCAAGAGTTAGAAGTGATAAAAAACCAAACGCTTTATTTAGAGACAAAGAAGATTTTAATGATTATTTAAAAAGGTGTTGGGAAAAAAATAAAAATTTAGAGACTAAAATCATAGTATCTAGCATTCATGGAGTAAAAGGAATGGAAGCCGACAAAGTAGTTCTAGGTGTTGAATGGGGATATTCTTTAAACAGCTATTTAAGTGGAGATCAAAAAAAGGAGGATGAGGAGAATAGGGTTGCTTACGTGGGAGTTACTAGATGTAAAAATAAATTATATCTTTTTGAGATTCCTGGTGATTATAAAAACCCTTTTCCCCCATTAAAAAATTATGTCAATAATCCTACCCCTGATAATGAAAAGATAAAAGAGAAAGAATTTAATGAAAATTGTTTAGATTCTTTTCACAGAGAATGGAGACCTGATTGGCCTGAAATTGAAAACCCCATAAATAATGATAGGAGAATAATATGAGTGCATACGATAAACAAATCGGCGGAACACATTATCGCAAAATGAAAATTCAGCCGAGCAAATTTGTCATAGAGAATAAATTGCTTTTTCCGGAAGGAAATGTTATTAAATACATCTGTCGACATCAATATAAAGGAGGAAAGGAAGATTTATTAAAAGCCATGCATTTTATTGAAATGATTATTGAAAGAGATTACGAAGAAGAGAAAGAAAAACAAGAAACATGGGTAGAGGGATATAGAAAATGGAAAGCAAATAAATAATGCAAAAACCTTTATTTAAAGCTCAAACAGAATGGTTTCCACCAGAAGAATTTCCAGATCTATCTAAATATGATGAAATTTCAATAGACCTAGAAACAAAAGATCCAGATTTAAAAACAAAAGGTTCTTCTTCTATGAGAGGGCAAGGAGACGTAGTCGGTATTGCAATTGCAGTGAAAAACTGGGCTGCATATTATCCAATTGCCCATGAGTCAGGGCCAAATATGGAAAGAAAAAAGGTTCTTGGTTGGTTTCAAGATGTTCTTAAAACAAAAGCAGATAAAATTTTTCACAATGCAATTTACGATATGTGTTGGATCCACAGGCTAGGGCTCACGGTCCACGGAACAATTGTTGATACAATGATTATGGCTTCTTTAGTTGATGAAAATAGATTTAGATATGATTTAAATTCAGTTGCAAATGATTACACAGGTATGGGTAAGAATGAAAGCGCTTTACAAGAAGCAGCAAAAGAATGGGGTGTTGACGCCAAGGCAGAAATGTACAAACTTCCTGCAATATATGTGGGCGCATATGCTGAACGTGATGCAGAGGTAACTTTAGCACTTTGGCAAGAACTTAAAAAAGAAATAGATCACCAAGAGCTACATTCAATCGTAGAGTTGGAACAAAAAGTTTTCCCTTGTATTTTAGATATGAAGATAAAAGGTGTTAGAGTAAGTGAAGAACAGGTTGAAAGTTTAGAGTACAAATTTAAAAAAACTTATAACTCTTACATTAAAAGAATACATGATGCTACTGGTATCTATCCTGAGGTATGGGCTGCAAAAAGTATTGAAAGTGTTTGTAAAAAATTAAATATTGATGATTTTGACAGGACAGAAAAGACAAACAAACCTTCTTTCACAAAAAATTATTTAAAAAAACATAAAAATCCTGTGCTGAGAAGTTTAAATAGTGCGAGAGAACTTGATAAATTAACTAACACTTTTTTAAAGTCTATTAAAAATTATGTCTACAAGGGTAGAATACACGCTGATATACATCAATTAAGAGGAGACTTTGGGGGCACTGTTACAGGGAGATTATCTTATTCTAAGCCTAACCTACAACAACTTCCTAATTATACTAATATTGGCATGGGTATTAGATCTATTTTTATGCCTGAGGAGGACCATAGATGGGGTTGTTTTGACTATTCTCAGCAAGAGCCTAGGTTGGTAGTGCATTATGCTTTAGCAACTTTAGGAACCACAGGGGTGGCTAGTATTGCAGAGGAATATAATGAAGAAGATAGCGCCACAGATTTCCATAAAATGGTAGCTGATATTACAGGTATGCCAAGAAGAGAAGCTAAAACAATTAATCTTGGTTTGTTTTATGGTATGGGTAAAGTAAGATTAAAAGATCAATTAGGTGTAACTGAAAAAAGAGCAAAAGAACTTTTAGACACTTACCATGAGAAAGTTCCTTTTATAAAACAACTTATATATCATACAATGGATCGAGCGCAGCAAAGAGGTTGGATTAGAACTATCCTAGGCAGGAGATGTAGATTTGACAAATGGGAACCTAGAACGTTTGGGATGCATAAACCCCAAACATTTGAAGAAGCGTCTTTGGAACACGGATCAGGAAATATTAAAAGAGCTTTTACATATAAAGCTTTGAATAAATTAATACAGGGATCTGCGGCTGATATGACCAAACAAGCAATGGTTGATTTACGAGAAGCCGGTATAATCCCTATGATCCAAATACACGATGAACTAAATATTTCTTTTGAAAATGAAAAACAAGCTGATGAGATCAAAGAAATTATGGAGCAAGCAATTCCTCTTAAAGTTCCTAATAAAGTCGATTTTGAAGATGGTGAATGTTGGGGAGATATTATAAATAATAGAGAAGAGGAAATAGACGAAGATTTCTTTTAATGAACAGAATTAATGAGCTTTTATCTATTATAAATGATGATAATAGAATTGAAATTGACGCAGAAATATATAGTATACTTATTTCTGAAAACATAAAATAGGAGGAAACATGGATATATTAGATCAAGTAGAACACCTATGGACAGATCATAAAAAATTAGTGATTGCTGTTGTGGTTGTTATGATTATTTTAGCAATAGCATAATAGGGTTATATGTTGAATGGCATATTTAAACGCGAACATACCTGTGATGTACGCACAGATCAGGAGGGAATACCTTTATGACCTTAAAAAACATCACGGAGAAGTGGAAGACTGCATACTTTTTGGGATTGCATCGATTACAGGGCGTCCTGTACTCTTTCATGCAATTATGGAAAATGGGGCTGTATTCTACCGTTTGCCAATCTCTGCATTCATACAAAGAGGTTATAAGCCAGAAGAAATTCCTCGGCTGCGACTTGATGAGTTGGAGCTGTGGAATTGCTTTAGTTACTATCCTAGTGTTACTTCTTTTGATATCCTAGACGGCCAACACGGAAAATACAGAGGAAAAGACAAAAAATGGCATCCAGGATCTTATCTTTTTACGGTTGACTGGGCACACCCAGAGAGTAATATAGTAGATACAGATCATTCAGAGATTCCGCACGAACATAAGTGCGCACACATACTTGCCTTGGATGATGGCAACTATGCGGCTCAGCCAAACAATAGATTAATATGGAATATTCCTTCATTTACAGTGAAGAACGAAGTTCCTAACTGGAAGGTACAAACAAGTGATTGGAATGT